TGATGTAGAAACGGTTTTATACATGGTGTCATTGTTCTTAAGCCCTGTCTGCAAAGAAACTAAACTCCAAGCAAAAGGACTAGAACCAATTAACTCAACATCCTCCATGGAAACGTACAACGAATACCTGGGAACTGACTGGCCAGCAACAACTGGACAGCCCGTTAAATTGATTAGAGCCCAGGTTCCATACCTCTGAAAATCATTACCTAATCCTGGATCTATCCTCAGATACTCTTCTGAGAAAACGTATGGCACCTTCAACTCCATCATAGTCTCCTCAGCTAAATTCATCCGCACACCTGGGAGATTGACGGATAGCGGGAAAAAGTTACCCCTAAATTTATTATCGTCATTACAACCATACTGAAAAACAGTAGATAAAACTCCTTGATGAAAAGCAGTCTTTGAAATGACAATGTTAAATTTAAGTGTAAATCTTATTCCAACATATCCCAGCAATCTATCCCATTGAGCGGGTGTGAATGCAGTACGAAACGCTGTCAAACCTTGAAAATGAAACTTATTAACGGTCGCAGGGGCAGCCCCTAACGAACCACTAGCAAACAGCATAGGTCTAGCCAACACTCGTCTCAATGAATCATCACTCTCATCTTGCTTGAGATTATAAAAACTCCTTGATCCAGGTGCTTCAGCACAAACAGTTGCCTCATTAATGAAATGGGCTGTGCCAAAATCCTGTTCCTCGTGAGTCTTTGTAATCCCCTCAATGGGATTGCACTTTTCTTCGGTCGCAACCTGACCATCTATCTCTGAATTGTCTTTAAAAAGCTAAGTACTACACAGCCGCTGCTCAAGCAAACTGTAAGCAAGGTCATCCTCTCTCTTTTACCGTCTGAGTAGTAGACGTTTCTAAACACCAGCCGTGACCTTGAATCATGTACGGGTGTCTTCAAAACCAAACATCCAGTCTGCTTTTGATCGCGGCCCTTGCTGTGGACCGACTTGTAAGCTTTAGTGGAACACCATTTCGGTGACACCACCTTTCAAGAAGCGGAAACTTTTCATTCCAATAACTCTCATCATGTAAGGACATTTCGCCCAAACAGTGCTCAATTCTCGTAACCAAATCCTTCACTGGATCTCTTGTACTTTTGTACCAATACGGCTCATACAGAAAACTCGCAGGATCAAGGGGAGCAACCCAACCATGATTGACTTTGCACCCAATCAAGCTGTTCTCTCCATCCTCGTCCCTCACAAACGTCCGTTTCAAAAACGTGACGTTATCAATCGTGGTATATGGAACCACACGTCCTGACTTATTCCCTGCTGTGTAAGCAAGGTCAAACATATCTGTCATCATATCCTGAACTGTGACCTGGTTGAACAGATCGCACACTTCATCATCCACCGAGGTGATATTGTCATCACCAAAAGTGTTTATGAACGCATGGTCCCACATGTTTGTGTGATCACCTGTAGCCCGCATGTAGCAAGCCGTCAAAGTGATCAATGAATACATGGAATTCACCATAGTGGTCAAAGGATGGCCACTTGGTAAAGACTTGTTCCACTGAACCAAGTACCTTAGCTGGTTTCCAACACCAGTCACATGTCTGGAATGGACTAGATCAAGCCACAAAATGGCCCTAATCCGTCTATCCTCAGGCTTGTAACTGGCATTGTTAAACTCATACCATCTCTCAATATAACGCAAGATAGCGTCATGCACCCACGGTTGCTCACTCGCATCAAACCGAGAAAAGTCTCCATCGAAAACCTTGACCCGGCCATCTGAGAGCAAGCCATGGGCCAAATCGCACCATTCAGTGTAATGATTCACACCTGGTGCCATCCCATTCTTCACATGTGTTGCAAACATCGCGGCCAAAAATGCACCGAAATACATCCTGACAGCTATCGTGTAAGCAATACATGTGCCTGATATCACACGCGTAGCAACCTGCTCAACCTTATGAAGAGGTCTCAACTCATCTTTCAGGAAATCAGTACAAATGTGCAAGTTCCGAATCCCATTCCTAGCATCTTCAACAATACCAGATACGCAATCGTGTAGCTCGCCCAATGGGGTTCCAGGAACGATTTCCTTATCCCCAATCAACGGTCCCTCATGTCCAAAGAACGCAGTTTTACCTGGCGTTTTAGGCGTCACATAATCACTGAACAAATATCCTGGACTGGTCTTCCTGTTGATCGGTTTCAACATCCATGAAGCGGGTGGCTCCACAGACTCCTTAAAATCCAGAACATCACGGGGAAAATGCTTTGTCTCCTCCCAATGTCTCGACATTGCCAACTCGACTACAGGATCCAAATCCTGAGAACTCTTGCATATCAAAGGGGTCTGATAAGCCTCCAAGCCCTTAGCCATGGGCTCCACCCAATTGTCTCCTATCCTTTTGCCTCGCAGCACCGCTGGTGCTGTGGGACAAGGACCAAAAATAGCATCCTTTTGGACATCAGACTCCCTCAAAGCAGACTTGGTGGGTATGTTGATAGGCTTTTTCAAAATGCCAATCAACTCAAAGGAACCCTTGACGATCCCTTTATCGTTAAGCTCTGCCTGCAATTCAACTCTCTCAGATTCAGTCGGCTCATCATACACGGGATCGCCATTGTCCTCATCACAATTCACAACGTCACGATACGTCTGCAAACGCAAACACAATTCGCGCACAGCCTCTTGTGGTACCACAGTGCCATAACCCTCTGGGCCATTCATCGTATCTCGACCAGCGGAATGGATGGCAAAAAGGCACCTGTGCCCAAAACTCTTTGAATTAACAAGAGCAACTGGAGCACCACAGTCACCAACCTTAGTTGGCGCTGTGTATCTCACCAATCCATTCAACACAGTACCTGATGAAGGCTCATGTGCCTCACCATGGTAATAGCATGTGGGTGATGACAAAATCTGCTGAACAAGTCGCCTCTCCTTCGTAAGCGAGGCAATATCCAATCTCACTGAATGATTACCCCCACGTAACACCTGCTTGATCTCGTGCTGCGTGAGGAAATACTTCCTTATATCTCTCGTGGCTTTCAAAAAGACAGCGCCAAAAGAGATGGCAGCAACATCAAACTCTTCCATGACCTCAATGGGTCTCTCAAGAAAGGCTGAAGCTGTGATGCTTGAAACAGAACCAGATTTAGTGGACTGGAAGTATAAAACTTCATCCGAAGGCAAAGCTCTGATCGCGGGTATAAAATGCTTGGGAAAAAGAAACACATCAGCAGCCAAGCCCATAAACTGTCCAACAACAGCATCCTGGGTATAACACTTCAACGTGGCATTGTAGATATGCCTATGTATGTGATCTGTGGATGTCTCCAAACCTGCCTGTGTAACCACACTACCAGTGTAATTAAAAGAGGCAAGTTTCATGAACTTGTCCTTCTTGGCCGGCATGTTGACCCTCTCATTAGACTGTAACTTCACGTCTGTGTTCTTAGGCTTCAAACCTACAAACTCAAGCAATGAAACCACAACCGATGCAACTGCCCCAGTTATGCCCAATACAAGCTTGAACACAAGGGGAATGACCACACATACAATTGTGGCAACTGCTACTCCAATTAATGAAGCAACTAAATTTGCCATCAAAGGATGCACCGAAGCAACGGATGTTAGCCAATCCACAAACCTTGTGGCTAAGGCTTTCACATGATCCCAAAAGCTTTCCTCAGCCCCCATTCCATCGGGGGGCTGGTAAGGACGGCGTACACTACCACCGCCATGCATATCATTGAGTTCATCATGCATCTGCAGCAAATCTGCGCGTCTCAAGCGTAAACTCAAGTCTTCCTCTCGCTGCACAACTCCAATGAAATCAACGGGATGTGAGTTCATACCAGCACGTTGCTGATACCGCGTGGCATTGATGCCAGCTTGCAATTCAACGCCTTCATCATCATCAGAGGTGGCTCCATTACCATCGGGCTGTATCTCAGACTCATTCGTCATAGCCTTAGCTATGGCCGAAAGCATCTCACGCATCTCATCAGTATCACGCCTGTTATCAGCCTTACGGGAAACAATCTCCCTGGCTGCGGTCTCAACGATGGCTCTCAAGCCACCTGGAACTAGCTCGTCCGATATAGTCTCACGATCAAACCCATGCTTGTGTATCTTCCACACATGCCATGGTATGCAATCAAGCATGTCAATAGAAGTGGGTGTTCCACTGCCCAATTTTGCCTTCATTCGCAAAATTGCAGCAGAAAACTCCTGATTCACACGCTTGAAATCAAACCTGCCGTCCTGATCTTTAAACCTGTCGTCAAGTTCAACCCAAAAAGCTCCCTGAAATCTTCGAACAAGAGCCTTGGGCTCTGTAATAAACGGAGCCCATTCTGCGGCAATGTTGGCACAGTTTGTTGTGCCAACTATCAAAGGGGAATCCATGTAGATTTTGCCCTTGTTGGCAAGGTCGGCAAAGTTAAGGGGCATAGACCAATTCCCTACAGCTCTTATAAACTGCATGGCCTCTGAGTCGCTGTCCCCTGGCTTGCCCTTGACCTGAAAGCAATCATCAAACACAAGGCACTTCTGTCCAATGTAACCATTCCAATATTCTGTCGTTCCCTTTTGCCAAAGGTTCTCAAGTGCATTCTCAGGTGTGCATTCACCTGAAAGCAGCAATATCATGGACGCGATGTACCTAACAAGTGTGGTCTTACCACACCCTGAAGGCCCACCCATCACAATGCAATACGGCATTGGTCTGAGATTGTTCTCAGCCTTAATCGCTCCCTCATGGGGCGATAAAGCCAATGACAATTTCTCAAGCCAGTAGCTCAATTCACGCTTAGATTCGGGTGTGACAAGTATCTCGTACAAGCCAAAACCGCGAATCTGAACGTCTTTAAACCTCCTGATTTCCTGAATGGGTATCTTTGGATCGGACGCCATAAGCTTTATGGCTTCCAGCACCTCAATTTTCCACTGTTCAAAGGCATTTTTCTTCTGGGTAAAAGAGAGATAATTGCTGTCCTGTATTGATCGCCTTATCA